ATGAAAAAGCGTATCACTGCACTTCTTTTACTCCTTACACTATCTGTCACTTCACTTTTTGCATGTACATCTGCTGACAAATCGGAATCCGCATCAGACAAAACAGCAAAAACTTCAAAATCCACAAGTACTAAAAAACAGGAACTGACTCCTGTTACATTAAATGAAGTAGCACACTCCATCTTCTATGCTCCGATGTATGTGGCAATCGAAAAGGGATATTTTGCCAACGAAGGAATCGACCTTTCTCTCGTGACTGGTTTCGGAGTTAGCTAGTTAGTACAAGACATATTATCTGAATTGAATAGCCTCGATCCTAAGTTCCTGTCCTACAGTTCCAAGAGTAGCTACTCCATCGGCTCTTGTCCAGTCTGTCCATCCGGAACTCTGGATATGAACACGGTATTCGAAGTCGCCTTCAAAGCATAAGCATTCGATACGTTTCTTTTCTCCAACAGTACCGATGATTGTATCTTTGGTGATCGTGCCGTAATCCACCCATCCTTTGCTCTGGATGTGAGCCTTTGCCTTAATAGTCTTTCCATACGGATTGATCCGGATCGCTTCCAGGCGTAATGCATGGCCGGTGATACCGATCACCTTCTCTGCGGCTTTTGGTGACAACCATCCTTTGCTCTGTACGTGCGGTTCGACGGAGAACATGGATTTTTTGATCTGCAGTGCTTCCATCTGCAGACCTTTTCCGATCGTACCAGCCCACTCTCCGTTGTTGGCCCATTCTGACCAGCCAATACTCTTCTGGTGGACTCTGTACAGGTAGAAAGATTCCTTTCCGGTGATCCGGATCGCTTCCAGTCTTCTGTTCTGTCCAGTAGTTCCGATCAGTGTGTCCTTGGTGATGTTCTTGTATTCTTTGTTTCCGATTTCTTTCATATGGACAACAACATTTGTTTCTCCGACCGGCTTAATATGAAGCGCTTCAATTCTACGATTCTGACCGGTAGAACCAACCATTAAGCCATCGGACTGCCAGTTACCCCATCCAAAACCTCTCATGTGAGCCTGATATGAGATTGTACCAAACTTGTCCGTCTTGCTCTGGAATACTCCACCCGACTTGATTTCTCCATCGACAGGTTCTGTCTTCTTGGCTGATGCTACTGGTGCTGCAGACGAGATTCCGAATGCTTTGAGGATCCCTCTTGCCAAGTCGTCGATCTGGGAATTAAATTTGTTTAAATCTTCATGATTTGAAATAAATCCGTTCTCCAGCAAACGATAACTGTAACCTTTCGCAGCTGCACGATTGACGTTGGCAAGGTGTGCTCTGCCTACAACTTTATTGGCTCTGCCCGGGAAGAATGAACCGATGAAGTTGGCAAGTGCCGTATCGTACTGATCTGGAGAGTATCCTTCCTTGATGATTACGTGACCGCCTTTTGCCATAGCTACTCCGCTGTCCATGTGAAGCTCCAAGATCTGATAGCTTTTTGGAATATTGAGTGAGCTAATGCCTTTGTCGGCATACCAGTTCCGGCTTGTATCTCCAAGAGTAACATTACTTCCTCCGTATGCTACAATTCGTCTTGCAAGTGCCCGGACTCTCTCTGCCTCAGTGTAACCGTATCCAACGGCTCCACTGTCACCAGCCCCGTGACCGGCTATTAAAAATAAATGTGCCATGATTGCTCCTTTCTGTGCGACGTCGCACACTATATAATATGTCAGAGGGCGAATAATCGCCCTCTACTTGCACTGCTGTTTATATAACTGATTTACTCCTGTCGCCGCTAATCCGCTGGCCATTCCGACCGCAACTGCATTGATCACATCGCCGGCCGGAAAGTCCGGCATTGTGTAGAGTCCGGCAACGCCCAGAACTCCACCACATACAGCCATGATGACCGGAATCCATTTGTCTGGAATTTTCTCATATGCCTTGCAGCCAAGTCCAATTACATAACAGATTGCTACGATCCCTACTACTGTTCCTAATGTACTAATATCCATGCTTAATCCTCCTGATCATGCGCTTGCTTATTTATATGCTTCTGAATCTTGTCTATTGCTTCTGTAACAGGTCCATTACATCCCTGTTCTTTCAAACCTTTCAGACAAGCCAGAATTCCATAAGTAAGCAAACATTGTTCTGATTTCATTCTCTCTATCTCTTTATCCTGCTCATTCTGTCTTAAATACCACTTGTATACTGCGAAAACAGCGGAAAAGATAACCACTACGGCCGTTAATAAGCTTCCAGCAGTAATGATTGTGTTTACGTCTACATACACTCTATGTACCTCGATTCTTTAATTTTGCGTATAAAAATAAGACCTTACGGTCTTGCTCTGATTTCCATGTATTTTCCTTTCTGTATAGAAAAAGAGATGAAAAATAATCATCTCCTTGTTACAAAAAAACTTTCCATTCAGATAAATTACGAAGCTTGCTAAATTTTTTATCTGTTTCTTCTATAACTTTTTCCTCTGTGTATTCTGGATTAAGTATATGTATGATTTCATGAATAACAATATGCATCAGCACATCCTTGTTTTGTTTCATAGCCCAATCTGATATATACATTTTTCTGTTTATTACATATGCTTTTTTATCATCTGCTATTTCATTATTCTTATCTATATCTGTCAAAATGCCTAAAGATTCACTAAAAAAATCATAAGAAATTTTTTCTTTATTTTTAAATACCTTATTCATTGCAAAATCAATATATTTTTGCAATTTATCCCCGTATCTTCTTTTTAGCTTTTTTCGAAAAAAATCATTAACACATATGGCCATAATAATCATCTCCTTCCACTGCCATTATACAGCAGAAGAAACGGATTTCCAAGAAATATTCATTTCTTGTTAACTACCTCGCATATAATCTTGTGATACCTCCTTGGTACAGATTTTATCCCCAGTAAGTAATAATAAAATTTATTCTAATCGGTACTGAACCAATATTGGTATTAAATACTGCATGCCAAGCTCCATTCTGATAAGTGCATCCTTCTACATGCACGCCAGTAGCAGCCCCATCACCATTCGATACCATCACTGCCGTATTTCCATTTGAACTATTGCTAACACCCAACAAACTATTAATTTCTGAGTTGCTAAATAATTGTCTTGATGTTCCAGTCTTGCCAGCGGTTAACACTTTTGTTCCTGCAGTCATCCTGTGTACATTTCCTGGGAAAAAGTTAACTAAACTGCTCATACCTCGGCCGTTTATCCATGTATCTTTATCATCAACTACTAAGGATGGCACTGATGCCGAGCCGGCCTCATGAGATGCCTTCGTTGAAATTCTAGTAGATGCATTTCTAAGATACATTTCCTCACTATCCACACCTATTTCCAGATTACATATAAATACTTTTGCGCAATCGACACCCTCTCCTAATCGAATCTCGTCACCTTTGAAGGATGCAAGTTCTTCAGAACCTTTACGCACCTGTACACTAGTTCCATCAACATAAACGTTAAATCCAGCAGCATTTCCAATAGTAGCAGTTGGTGCATATACCGGTTCTGATGCTACTCTCCAGTTTGTACCATCATATGTGAAGGTTACTGTCGCTCCATCAGTCCAATATACATCCCGGACACCTTGGATATACATTGCTTTTGCACCAGTACCGGCAATGTTAAGTGTTGGGCTTGATGCAGTGTTTGCATAAGTAAATTTAACAGCTACTGTTGCTCCGGCTTTTAACGAAAGTGAACCAGCCGCCAAACTTGCAACTTTCGCTACGGTTCCAGCTGCAGTATCGCATGTCGCATAGAGCATTTGTCCATCTTTACCAGCTGCCCCTGTCTGCCCTTGAGGTCCCTGAGGACCTGTAGCTCCTGTGGCTCCCTTATCTCCTTTTTCGCCTTTCGCTCCTGTTTCACCTTTGATCTTACTCCATGTATAAGCTCCCACCGTAGTAGGATCCGCCCGATTAAAGTCCGTACACTGTCCAATGTAATCCCCGACTGTTTCTCCAGAATTTGATGTGAATGTCTTACCACCATCATTGGAGTATTTAATGTGCAAGTATGATGTTTTCCCATCTGCACCATTGGTTCCTGGGATTCCCTGTGTTCCCTGTTCACCTTGTAAGCCTTTAAATCTGTACCAGGTATATTTGCTTGGATCTGTCGAATCCGGCTCTGTATAGTCCACATAGGTTCCGATATAGGTATTCGGTATTTCTGACATCTGTGATGAGGTTGGATTCTCTACAGGGGAATATTTTATATGGAAATATGTTGTTTTACCATCTTTACCCGCTGTTCCCGGAATGCCCTGCTCGCCTTTTATCTTTACCCATGTGTACTGCGTCGGATCGGAAAGATCAGCTTCTTTCGCAAGCCGGTTCGTAGCGATTCCGAGATAGTCTTTTCCGTAAGCATTGGCCGAAATTCCCGTTCCATTTTCATCATCTGCAAAGGCTGTCCATGTATAAAAATTACGATTCTTAGCGATCTTCTCAAATCGCTCTGCCAGCTCAATGACTTTTTCATCAATTCCGCTTTCCTGTCTTACATAATCACCTAGCTCTGCTTCTTTTGTATCGTTCGATTCTGACATCTCTAATTTCAACAGTCTTGCAGTAAGATATATATTATCGTCATCATCAACAATGGATACCGTGTCACCTACCTTTACCCCATCTGGAAAATATAACAACTCTACCTCATAGGTAACAGCTTCATCACAGATCTTCTTAAGACTGGATACGGCTCGATTGCACAATTCAGATTTCGATGTCGTATCGTATGTAAAGGATTTTACGATATGTCCAACATCATTCTTATTCTTTTCTGTCTTAATCTGATAGCGGCTCCACTTTTCCAGTGCTTTCCGGGATTTCACATAGGATCCTTCTACATAAAAATCTCCATCATCGTACTTATAACCATTTAATGTAATCGGATTTTCTGATCCTTCCGGTGTTCCGCCGGTACAGCGGTATGCTGTTGCAAGATCTGCGATGGAACTCTTGATTCGAAATCCGCTAACCTCTTTGCCAACAGTCAAAGTAACACCCGAATCATTCCCCCTATTCTTATACACATTGATGTATTTTCCAGTCACAGCCATATTCTCGACTTTGAAGCTGAATTCAATCTCAGCTTCAAACTGTGTAGCTACGCTCAATAGCCTTTCCGTAGCTGTAGTTTCACCGTCCCAGGATAACTTTCTTGTAAGATTGCTTACTTCGTTGATCCCGATTTCGAATCCGGAATCATATGCAAATTTATTAATGTAATAGGCAATGTTATAAGCTTTATCTGCAGCATATTTTCCGACCACTTCATTTAACAGATCCAGTCCCGCATCTTCAGCATAGATGGATGCATCCTTTTGAATCGGATCTATCGTCGAATCAATAATCGTATATACTTCCACTTCACCGCTGTCCGCACTCTGCTTTAAGATGAAATTTCCGACTGCAGCAAGCTTCTTCACATCAACTTCCTGTTCTTCGTCCTCATCCGGATTTACAAAATTGTAATCCAAATTGCATTCAAAGATTGCCACACCTTCGGATATTTCTTCTGTCTTTTTATCATTTGTAATCATTAATCCCTTCGGCAGTCCGGTAGATGCTGATCCAAGAATGTTCATTGCCCTGTCAGCAAAATATATGATCACAAGAACACCTCCCTGTACTTCATTTTAAACGTCGGTTTCTTCGCCCAGCTGGAGCACAAGCATTGAACCTGATTAACTCCCGGCTTCAAGCAAAATGTTTCCCAGTCATTTCCAAGAGCTCCCAGATCCGGCTTTGGCAGACCATTCATCCGAATTGATCCATCTGAACAATTTGCAATCAAACTGCAGTCCTGCGCAAATTTATTCGGTACATCTCTCCATTTTTTTACATGTAACTTCTGAAAATAAAAAGCATTGATCCCGTTGTATGTAAGATACTTATTCCCTGATCTTGTTTCTCTCTGCTTAATCGCAATCTGAATCTTGGCACATTTCATATCCGCTATTTCCGGAATATTGAAGCTCGGATAACTGCCATTATAGAAAAATGTAAGTTTACTGCCTTCTTTTCTAAGATCACAATGTCCCCAGTTCCAGTACCACGGATTTTGCTTCCGCAGATGACTTGTCATATAAGTGTACGTTTTCAGCACGCGTCCCGCCTGCTGATCGGTACTCTTCTTGTTCGGATTGTAGCAGACTAGATCATAATGTCCTGTATTTCCGCTCATATCCGATTTATACCAGTTCACACCGGCAATAAGCTTATCGTCCGCTGTCAGATAGTTAATACACATTTCTCCGGTCTGTCCCATCAATCCGGCATAAAACAGGATATGGAAATAAGAATAAAAGTTCTGACACCCTTCCTTATCACCGGTTGAGTCCGCCGGAAGAATGATGGTTCTGAGTCCACCGTTTGCGCGGCCAACCTGTTGCCCTGCAGACTTCAAAGAGAGGAACTTGGTATTAAACCATGTTGATGTTCCGAGGGATCCTTTTGCTCCGTAGAAAGGATGCATAAAATCCGTTCCAGATGTATCATCCGGTGCATTGAAAAAGTCCTGAAGCGTAACCAATGTCTCATTTTCTTTGTACGTCTCCCCATCTTCCTCTTCGATGTTTCCGAACTGTAAAATATGTTTATCCTGATCAACGAATCCGACAAATCCATTCTCTCCATTTTCCATCACTGCTTCGAACGTTGGATGTGCTTTATACGTTCCTTTATAATCAACAACAAATGTTGTCCCGTCATCTGCAGTTGGCGCAACCTCGTACTCTTCTACGGAATATTTAAATGGATCTGAGCAATAGAACTCAATTTCTGCAGTTACCGCATTTCTGCCATGCGGCACATCACCGGCATTCACCTTTGTTCCAACATAATACTTATCCGGTTCATCCAGGAAGATCAGCTTCGCTTCTGCCACATCCAGCAGCGAATTCAATTTGTTATAAGCATTCCGGAATTCCGCATTACTCTTAGCGATCAGCTGATACCCGACAGTGATCGTTCTCGGCTTATATCGTTTTCTTCGATATCTGGATCCATCCATAATCTCCGTATCCAAATCTGTAATTTCTGTTTCGATCATCTCCCGGCCGGACACATATAGTGTCCGATATCCGGGGATTACATTTTCAAAATAGACTCCGTTAAAATTGAGAGCTTCGGAGGGCAGTATCTGCTCTTCCTGTCTCTCTGTAGTGTCTACAAATTTATACATATCTGCCTCCTTATCTCATGCCTTTCTTTCGAAGATCTCTTTTCTGCTGCTGTTCAATTTCTTCTTTTGTGTATTTCGCCGTTGCCTTTGCCACCTGCCGGCCATCTACTTCGACAGGGATGTAAATAGTATAAGTTTCATTTCTGGTGTATTCATAATCATCATTCAAATCATCGATACTTGTTCGAATATTCATGCCAATATCCGGTATTGTTGCCAGCTCTGGTATTTGAACCAGCTGTGCTGCAGCTTTTCTTGCGAGTTTAACTTTTCCTAATATTGCATTAACCCATCCAATGCCAAAATAACTACCTAATTTGTCAGACACCCTTGATGGACTGTGAATCTGTGCCTTCGCCCTAATTGCCGCCTCTGCTGCAGCTGCCAACTGCGCTGCGACAGATCTTACACGTCCGACCTGACTCGCCATACCATTTGCAAGACCAGCGCCTATATATACACCACAGCTGTACGAACCGGATCCGGCTGATCGCATCGCTGATACCGTGGATGCAGACATGGATCTTGCTGTGGATACTGCCCGGTTCATTCCACTACGAACTCCGTTATTGAAGTTGTTTCCAACAGCGTTCCCGGAGCTCCTTGCTTTTCCTTCTGCGTTTGAAAATTGTTTTACCAGCGTATTAACTGCTGACTTTGCTCTACTTCCCAATGCGTCCAGTCCGGAATTTACCACATTTACACTGGCTCGCATACTCGTGAGCGAGCTTTGTGCGCTTTTAGCATTGCCGGCTATTGATTTCATACTTGAATTGACAGACTTCAATGCTACTACCATTGCAAGTGTGCCGGCTGCACCACCTGCCATAGCTGCTCCAAACGCAACCACTACAACGGCCGATGCTCCCATTCCAGCTACAAGACCTACAGACACTCCAAGCAATGCAGTTAATGCACCTAATGCACCCACGGCACCCGCGGATACCGCTGGAAATGCTGCACCTATCAAGTTCAATCCTACACCGGCAACCGTAAGACCTGTTCCAAGGAGCAGTGCTCCAGTTGCCAATAGTAATACTCCACTTGCCGCAACTAATACTGCTGCACCTACTACGAGAAGTCCAGCTCCTACTACAGCAAGTCCGGCTCCAAGAGCAACACACCCCACTCCAGCAACTGCTGCACCTGCACCAAACATGATCATGCCCACTCCAAGAGCAGTAATACATCCTGCGCCCTGGATTCCATACTGTACAATTGTTGGAAGAATTCCTGCCACAACTGCCAATGCGGCACTTGCAATCAACGCTCCTGTTGCGACCAATACAATAGCCGCTCCAAATGCAATAAATCCAGCAGCGCCAACCGTTAATGCCGGCCCAAGTGCAGATGCACCAAGCGCAAGCCCTGCAATCGCCGCAACCATTCCTGCCATACATGCAATCGCAAGTGGTCCGGTATTTGCAAGATTAATTGCGGCCAAAGATAACACAGTGATTCCCGCTCCAGCTAAAAGAACGGCGGCTCCAAATGCAACAAATCCTGCTGCCCCAGCCGTCATAGCCGGTGCTACATTTTTCGCTACAACCATTAATCCCGCAACCGCAACCGTCATACCGATCAAAACACCCGCTGCGAGTGGTCCAGCATTCGCGATCCGAACTGCAGAATACGCCAATAGTGTAAATCCTGCCGCAATCAGCGCAACTCCTGCGCCAATCGCTAAAAACGCTGTTGCTGACTCTACAATATTCCCCGATGATTCTTTACTTGCCAACCCTACCGCTTTTTCTCCTGCCGCCACACCAAACAGTTTTCCGGCTATAGCCGCAATTCCTTTTCCAGTTAATCCTAAGACAGCTTTTGTAAATGTTTTTACTCCTGGAGTTATCGCTGTTACGATTTTAAATCCTCTATATGCGACGTATAATTTTGGTAATAATTTAATCGCTTTCGCCACTTCTTCATCGTGTTCTTTTAGGAATCCAGCAAATGTTGTAAGAGCATCCGTTGCGTCTCCAAGCGTTTCCGAAAACCCCTTTATGCTTTTGCTCGATCCAAAGGAACCATTCATCTTTTCCAATTCGCCGGAAATTGCACTTACCGCTTCACCAAATGCGTTGCCTACTTCTACAGCATCCTCTTTGAACACATCCCAGTATGGTTTTGCTTTTTTTACTCCAGATGAAATCTTATCAACAAACGTTTGAATTCCTTTTCCATCTTCCAGCTTCTGATTTATACTGTCGATGGCTGAGATCCCCACGTCTGTAAGATTTACCAGTGCGTTACCTACTTGCCCGAATATTGTAATTCCTAAACCTTCAAATCTTGATTTCAGCGTTGTTACTTTACCTTCAAGATTATCCATCTTGATTTCTGCCATCTTTTCTGCGGCGTCTTTTGAATTTTCAATTGCTGCAGACAGCTTATTAAAATCTTTTTCCGATGCATTTGCTATAGCAAGTACTCCTGCCATCGCTTCCTGTCCACCCAGCATAGCGGCATATGAAGCTTTTTGATCTTCCGTCATTCCTTGCATACCCTTTCGGAGATCTGTTATGACAGTCTTGAAAGACTTCATTTTCCCGTTACCGTCTGTTAGACTCATTCCTAACGCTTCCATGGCTGTAGCTGATTCTTTTGTCGGTTTTGCCATTCTGGTCATGATTGATCTTAACGCTGTTCCGGCTTCCCCGCCTTTGATCGAACTGTTTGCCATCAATCCAGTGGCAAGTGCTACATCCTGGATTGAATATTTCATCGCACCAGCTACAGATCCAACGTACTTAAAGGTTTCTCCCATCATTTCCACGTTGGTGTTTGCATTTGCTGATGCAGCTGCCATTACGTCAGCGAATTCACCGCTATCTCCGGCACTTTTACCAAATGCTGTCAGGGCGTCCGTTACAATATCCGACGTTCGCGCAAGATCTGTATTCGATGCTGCCGCCAGATTAATGATTCCTGTGGTACCAGCTAACATTTCGCCCGTCTTCCAACCGGCCATTCCCATGTATCCCATTGCTTTAGCTACTTCAGTAGCCGAAAATTTACTGGATGCGCCAACCTCTTTCGCCTTATTAGTTAGATCTGTTAAATCTTTTCCCGTGGCTCCTGATACCGCTGATACTGATGACATTGCTGATTGAAAACTCATTCCGGCTCCAACCGTCTCTTTTGCCATTGCTTTGATACCGGTTCCCACTGCAGATACTGCTTTTCCGCCAATGGCCGCCATCGCGCCAAATCCGAGACCGCCAGTGAGCGTCGTCTTAAGATTATTCGCGTAACCCGCGCATGATTTCATCGTAGACGAAAAGCTTTTATCCTCTGCAGACAATATAGCCCGCACACTGTACGACTCTGCCACTTTTTATTTTTAGTCTCCCTTCTCTAGTATTTTGCTTATTCTCGCAAACCTAGATGGTTTTCTTTTATTTTTCAGTTTCTTCACTTCTCTGTCATAATCAAAAAAGTCTTTAAACCGTTTATATACCGGTTTTGTTTTTCCTTTCCCAGCTTTCTTCTCTGCCTGTACTGCAAAATTCAAAAATGCTTTTCTGTGATCACGCATATTTTCATCTAACAGTTTCAGTTCCAATGCTTCCATCATCAGATTGTATTCCGGTACTGTTAACCGATCGACCTGTCTAAGATTTTTAAATCCGAAGTATCTGAAACAATTCTTTGCTGCTTCATCATACCAATCAGATTCTTCTTCCGTTTCCAGATTTACTCTTCTTTCTGAGCTTCCTTCATCGCTTCCTCCATTGCTTGCTCGATGCTTGCTACTGTTTTCTTTGTAGCATTGGAATTCTTTAAAAAATACATTGTTTCCTCAAACAGTGCATCAATGTCTGTTTCTGAATCTTCCAGATAATCTTCCAGTTCCTTCTCTGTAATTCTCGGTTTTTCTGTCTTATTGGCCAGGTTGAGGGCATCTTCCAGTGCAAGTATGTCACCATCCATGATGCCAGCGATCAGGAGTCTTCCTCCTGTCTCTTGCTCCAGTCCATTCGGCATTTTCTGTGTTTTCATTTTATTCGCATCGCGTAAAAATCCAAGTCCAAATTTAAACTGATATACCTTCCCGTTAATTGTAAGTTCCATCATAGTTTTTTCTCCCTTCTGTGCGATGTCGCACACTAAAAAAGAGGATGAATCTTTCATCCTCTACGCTCCTGTCTTCTGTGTATCTGCAAATACATATGCCGCCACTTCCTGCTGTTCTTCTGTGACGGTAGCATATCCGCTTGCGCCTTTTCCTTCTAATCCAAATGTGAGTGATAATTCCACATTATCCTCTGCATTAGATGTCTGATCAAGTTCTGTAAGATATCCCTGGAAGTACTTCGCTTTAAATTTATTACTTGAGCTCGCCTGTGGCTCTGCCAAATTTACTTCCCAGATTTCCATCTTTTCGTCATTATCAAGTGCAGCCTCTAACTCATCAATGAATGTATCTCCTTTTTTCAGCAGACTAGATGCCGTAATTTCTCCTTCCGCTGCCCCCGGTGTACGGACTGTACCGTCTTTCGTCACCGTAGAATCCGCATCCTTGGATTTTGTACGTTCGTTCTCTGTTGTGAACGCAAGTGCTGTTGCATCATGATCTTTCTCTGTACTTAAGATACGGTAAAGATACACGATTTTTTTACCTGCTACTGCTTCTGCAAATAACTGCAGTCCAAATAATTCTCTATTCACTTCGTTGCCTCCTAACTATATTTAAATCCAATTTCTAAAATTCCCATAAGAAGAGGTTGTTTTGTTGTTGTATCCGGTATAATTCTCTGTGCTGGACGTTGCATAATCCATGCATAGTGTTCCGTGTGTTCAATGGAAGCACAGATTTGCTTGATATCCGATAATATTTCGGATACTCTTCCCCTCTGTCTTGGATTATTATGCCAGACCTTAATCGTCTGGTTGACTTCTCCGATCCTGCCTCTTTTTGTTGTCTGGTCATTTTCAGTACATTCGTCCATATACACAAAAGGATACTCAGTTCCATCTGGTGGTAAGAACGTATCATACACGCCTATTCCTGTATCCTTATATTTTTCTTTCAGTACAACCAGTAATGCACCGAACATTTCCTGCTGTGGATCCATCCTGTCACCTCACCAATTTCTGCAAATCTGATTTAAATTTTTCTTTCTGCCCATTGAATGCCGGCCGGACATGCGGCTTTCCTTTCATGAATCTGGTGCCGTATTCCTGATATGCTGCATAATCCGCTGTCGATTCGACTTCTGCTGTTTTGCCATTGTCTGTGATTTCCAAAGTTATGGATCCTCTTAAATGTCCTGTATCTATCGGTGCATTCTGCATTGCCTTTTTCTGCATTTCAGCTCCGTTTTTCTTTACTACAGTCTTAACAGCAGACAGATCCATGTTTTTCTTCAGTTTGACTTCCAGCTCATTGAACCCTATCAATTTTGTACTCATCACATTACCTCCGACACAACATATACTTGCTTCGTCCTTAGTTTTCTACTGAAGTCTACACCGTATGTTTTATTCCCTACGCGAATCCTGTCAAATGGCCGATCGTAATGATTCTGCAGGTGAATGGTAAGGCTGCCTTCCTTGATTCCGGAATAGACAAGCATCATCGTATTCGTACCGGTATCCATGACTGATGCAGACTTCATATCTTCTGATATCGCATCTTCCCCGTAATTACCGGTAGTGGGATCATACTCTCCAGGGGTGAGTTTCTGGAAGTATATCGGTGTATCGTATCTCATATAAACCTCATCCTTCCTTTCTGCACGTCTTTCTGTTTATCTAGGTATCTTTTGATATCCTCTTCATATTCTGCAAAATCATCGTCCGCAAAGCTGCGGCTTTCTCCTTCTACCTGATGTATTGTAGTGCCCTCAGAACCAATTCGATTGAATCTTTTGATTGAAATATCCACAATGATATAATTCAGTTCTTCTGGCGGTTCTAAACCATCAAGTTTGAACTTCAGCCGTTGCTTTGCTGCTTTCAGGATTGTCAGCAGCATCTTCTCTGTTGCTTCGTCCAGTTCTTCCGGTAATCCGAGCAAAATCCTTAAGTCCTCAAACATATTCATCCCTACTCGTCAGAATTCTCAGGTTTTTCTTCCTGTTTGTTCTGCGTTTTTTTCTTTGCGCTCTTTGCTGGTGTTTTCTTCTCTTCGCCTTCTGGTTCTTTCTCCTCTGGTTCTTCAACTAATTCAATCAGTGGTGTTCCCTGTTTATTGTCGCTTCCTGCCAGTTCCTGGATCCTTGTTTTTTCCACCTTCACTCCTTCACGTGGGAAATTGTCTCCCACGTTGTAAGAATGATCGTTATCATGTAAATCAATGAAGTGTTTAATAACTTTATACATACTTTCTTACCTCCTATGCTCCTGCAATTGTTCCAATGAATACGCCGTCGGCAAACTCTGGGAAGAACTTCACACAGGACATCATTAATGTGTCCACGGTTGCATTTTCTGTCACCATTGCATGTACCATTCCGATCAATCCTGTCTCATCCGCTGTAAGGCTAAATGTCTGTGCTACATCTCCTGACATCGGCACGTATGCTCCACGGAGATTTTCCTTCGCCGTTGCAATCGGTTTCTTTGCCGCAACCTTTGGAGAAATGACGGCCGTTCCAAGTCCAAGGAAATTCTCGATGTACGTGAATCCAAATGCATTCTGCATGGTTACCTGTGCCGTTCCAAGATAATCAGCTACGTCTTTCGGGTTGATGAAGTAGATTGGGTTCACATCCTCGTCTTCATAATACTCCTGAAGTTCCGCCCATAAATTCGCAAGCACCTGCTGAAGATCCTTTCCGGTCGCTGTTCCAGTTCCAGCATTGAGCATGACGTACAGTGATCCTTTGATTGCTTTCTGGACTTTTTTGATCAGCTGTTCATCACTCTTGTTTACTGCAATGTCTCTTCCGGATCTCTGGATTGCCTCTGCAGTCGTATTCTTTCTGTACTTATCAAGGCTGAGGGTAATCGTTTCTTTCAATGCACGTTTTACCTTTGTGAGCCCAATCTTTTCTCCTTCCCCTACCTGTTCGGCCAGTTCTGATACTTCCCACTTATAGATCTTGATCTCTGTACCTGCTGCCATCGGCTCCAGATCAATTACTCCCAGCAATTCCTGAAGTTCTCTGATGTTCTGTGAAATACGGCTTGTGAAATCAATCGAGATCACCGGTGCCACATCTGTTGTTGTAATAGTTCCTGCTTCTGCAGCAAATAACTGCAGTGCTTTAAATACTTTATATCTCATTCTCTGCCTCCATTATCTGAACAAATCCATGTTCTCATTAATCAGCCGCTGTCTTTCAGCCCTGTCTTTTACTTCAAGGATCTGTGCTTTTGTCATTTTGGACGAAGATCCTCCGGTCTTTGGTGTCTTGCCCTTCAGACGTTCTTTCACAGCTTTATTGACTGCTTCCTGGAACGCCACAGCAAATGCTTCCACGGAAGCTTTTGTCTGTTCTGCATCTTCGTTGATCAACATTCCAATCAATTCATCATCCACGGTAATGTTCTTTTCGGCCAGCATACCTCTCGCTGTCTTTGCCATATTCGACAGTGTGTCTTTCTGAAGAAGTTCTCTGACCTGATTCTGCAGCTGCTCTTTTTCATGCTCCGCTCTTTCCTGTGCGTTCATGTTCTGCAGACGTTCTGCTTCATCCTGCTTTTTCTTTGCCTTTTCCTGCTTCTTCTGCCATTCTGCAAATTTCCGTTCGAACATTTTGTCAACATCTTCATCGGAATATTTTTTCTCCTTACGTCCCTTCCCGTCATCCGAATCATCGTCTGCTTCATCATCGTCGCCTGGATCATCATTTCCATCTCCGGTGCCGCCTTCTCCTGCAAAAAGCTGTAATCCATATCTCCAGCTCTGCTCCTGTGCATTCTTCTGACTAATCATGGCTTTTACTGTTCTCTGTCTCATTGTTATCTTTCCTTTCGTTTTATAGATTTTCTTCTCTCCCGTAGCTTATAGTTTCCACGCCTGACATTCTCCGTAGTTTAAGGTCTCCACGCCTGACACTCCGCAGCTTTTAACGAGTTCACGCTTGCTCATACTCTTATTTGATTCGGATGTTTTCCGGGAATTCATCGGCAATCATGCAAATGCCGATAAAAAAAGAATCTATCAGAGTTCGCGACTTCTCTGATAAATTCTCATGCTTTATATCAACCATTCCTTCAGGTGATATAACATATTCAATTTTGTCCTCTGTCAGGTCTTCTATGGACTTGATCAGTGTCTGCACCAATGCTGTTACGCCGGCGCAAACGATATCGGATCCGGGAACGGCATAATTTGCATGTCCGGATATCTTTATTTCATCCTTGCGGACAGTTACTTCAATCAAGGCATCCCACCTCCTGAAATGTGGCAAAGATTTTCGATGATTGAATTGCTAACCAATCCACCATTTCTTCATTTTGCGCCC